ATCTGATAATCCCCATATATAATCACACAAATCCGACATAACAGCAGCAACATCAGTATCACTTCCCTCAACTCCAATTGCTTGCCATCTAGGATTATTAGCAGTAGCATAAAAATTTAACATTTCAACAACAGGAAGTATTCTATTAATAACAAAAGTAGGCATTCCCTGCTCTTCAAGAGAATTTTTTTCATCCTGACTTAATTGCTCATCATGAGCAAACTCGTATCCTTTTTGATTAATATACTCCCATTGCTTTCTAGTCCAAGTATTGGACATATTATACAATTGTCGAACCTGGTCAGCTTTTTTATTTTTAGCCACTATTCTCCACCTCCCGTTGTTGTGGTTGCTGAACTTCCTGGAACATAAGTACTTTGACTATTAAATCCTTGATCGTCATCAGTCCCACTTACAAAATCAGTATTAATATCTCTATCTACAGTATTCCTCATCCAACCTCCTTGAGCAGACATATTATGTATTTTATTAGAAGTTGGAGTGAAAACACCCTGTTCTAATCCTCCTCCAAATTCATGCCATGAATATACTTTCCCAGGAGTTAAATTCCCTGATTCGCTAGTATAAGTATTTACGTTTACTGCTCCTTGTTGTCCATATAAATCATTAGCCAATCTATTTAATTCTGAAGTTGTAGGGCTTGCATTATCC